GGAATCGAATTTTAGGTGGATTGAACCCTGCAATCCACTTCCCGCCGTTGCGCTCTTTCCACCGATCACATACTGCGCAAAATTGCACAGCATCACATCGCCGGTAGTGCCCAAAGTTGGAACCTTTTCGGTAAAGATAATCGGACGACCTAAAAGCGTCTGAACCGTATTGCCCTGTACCGTCTGCTCGCGCAAAATCCCAACAGTTGAGCCACCCGTACCTACGGGGAGCGACAAAGTCGCTAATTGGACAAACGTGTCAATATTGGCGATCCAAACCGCGTTCGACTGCGACGGCGGATAGCAACGCGACCACATCTTCAGTAAATTCTCGGTAACTATGGTAGTTGCCAACTGGCCGGTTTCTTTCGCAACACTGACTATCGCCGGAGAGTTTAGCGCGCCCAAGGGACAGCCGCTTCCATTACCGACTAAAAATTTCTCATCCATCTGATAAGAAATAGCTGTGGAGAACATTGACGGCAGCAGGCCCTCAAGTGAGATAGCCGAGTCTTCCATCAACTCTTCCCCCACATAGGCAAGCGCCTTGAGACTGTTCAGCGAGAGTTTAATCTTACCAAACGCGGGCTTACTGGCCGTTGGCGCCGTACCCTCATCGCCCCAGTACGCCAGAACGCCACCGTACAAATTCGAGGCGTGGCTGGTAACATCAACCGTTGGAACCTCGACCGCATTAGAGGCCATAGGCACAAACGTGGCGCGAGGGAACACAATCGATTTCTCGACAGCGTTCATCATCAACTGGTTGCGATACGCCGTAGGCACCAGAACACCGCCGTCGGCACCCACTACCTCGCCCATACCGGTAGCGGCTTTAGTAACAAACTCGGACGATTCCCATTTCGCCAGCTTCTCGCTGCGAGAACCGCCGTGACGGTCACGATTAAATACATGCTTGGTGAACTCAGCCAGGTTACTAAACCCGCCATCGTCTTCAAAGCTCGGATCGTCCTGGTACTTGCCATGGACCTTAAAGGTTTTCATCGCCTTTTTGAAGTCGTCCATAATCGGGGCAATGACTGCCTTGATCGTTGTGGCCTGAATCTCGGCAGCCTTTTTAGCGTCAATCGCTCTTGGTTCTAAGGCTACTTCAATCGTACCGTTGTCGATATACTTTTGCAGATGAACCAAATCATCCTTATTGACGGTAAATTGATCTCCCATATCGAAGATGTCCTTACCGTACTTCCAACCGTCCTCTTTGAGGACATTCAAAGTTACTGTATCCATATCTGGATTCCTTTATGTTAAATTTTTATTCAATGCTCGGTATCTGCTTTCAATAAGTCCACTTATCCATAGATGGTGGATTGTTATTATGGCTCGAACCTCGCTATCGACTGACCTTGCCAAGAACCTTAACCTCGAATTCGTCCAGGGTCTGCCCTTTGGCTATTGCTACTATTTCTTCTTCGCTCATTAACCGTTCTATTTTTGCTACTTTTTCCAATGAAACCGTAGGTTGTAATTTGACTACCGGCTCGGTATCAACATATTCCTCCACTCGATCTATGCCCACCTCTTTTTGTTCCATGCCCAACCAATCGGGAATGTTTTGCATTTTTGACACCTGTTGGATGACCGCATCGGTGTTAGCGGGAATTCCAACTACCGAGAATTCGTATAATGTTGATTTTTCGATCATGCGTTTAATACCTGGAAACTTCTTCTGCTCGTCTTGGGTAGGCTCTCTCGCCCCGCCCGGCTTAATCCCAAACCCGATAGATGTGGTGGTTAGAATCCTATCCTGCATCAAACCAAACGCCTCGACCGCCCGGCCCGTCTTATCGGTAATATACCCCTTAGCCATCATGCCCGATTTGTCCCCCTCAGTATGGCGGCGTAACCACGAAGTTTTGCCAATAGGCAACTCCCACGCTTCGTGATTCAAAAAAATCACCGGGTTTTTGAGGTACTCTTTATAGTCAATCCCTTTCGGGTCGATTACATCACCATCACGATCCACCTGATTCGTGGTAATGGTAGCGACAAACTCCCGCTTACCGTCATGGACAGAAAACTTTGAATAGGCGTTATCGAATTTTTTACTTATTGTTTCGTTAAATTCCATTATTTATACCTCTATGTAAGGGAGCCAGCTGCAACGGCATTGCGGGTGTAAGGGGATGACAACTTCGTCCGAACCTATCGGATACGTCTTGCCGTCCAACGGCGCACAAATAGGACACGCGTCATTGGCAGACGAAAACTCTTTACTTTCAACTCCCGCCTCACGGTAGGACGCTATATTACCCTCGGCCCATGCTGAGGATGTTTCGGTACGGGCGATCATTTCCGCTCGTTGCTTGACTAATTTCTGGCGATACTCAGAAGTGGCTGCATTGACCACATAATCCGGCTGGCCCTGTGCCTGTAATTTGATTCGATAATTCTCTAATGCGTTGCTTTGCGGCCTGTTCAACCCGATATGCTTGCGTATGTCGTTTCGTATCTCCACCATCGTCCGCCCCTCGCGCAGAGACTCTGAGACTACCGACCGAATCGCCTCTCTGGTCTGATCGTTGATTAAAGTGATTCGCTTGCCCACCTGCTCTTTGGCCCACTGAATCGCTACCGGATTAGATACCGACCAACTGGAACTTATACCCACCTTACTTAACCGCATGGACCCCTCCTGCGCGCCACCATGGAGCGTTGCCGTTAAGTCGTCACGCAGTAAATCTTCGCCCTGTTCTTTGAACTCATGCCAGGGCAGGAACACGTCTACGTCATTAGGCGATTGGATCGTTATCGACGCTACATTATGAGCGGTGATTATTGCCATCGTATTGATCCATTGTGCCATGTGACGTTTTAGCGAATCGCTTGCGTGTGGTGAAATGGTTTTTGTTTGGAAATGCGTGTGACGGGCTTCAATCTCTTCTTCTTCCGGCAAGTCAGGTATTTCCGGCATGATTGGATCGGGCTTGTCGGCGTTTTCCAGCGATTGACTTAACTTCTTCACATCACCCTGGACTAAAGGTTCATCGCCCCACTCCACATCTTCCTCGTTACGCGCCCGCCGGGCTTCGTTGATCGTAATCGACCAGTTCTTGAGATTCGCGTCGCTTGCTTTTAATTGATGTTCTTTATCTTCCGGGACCGGATTGTCAAACGCGACAAACAACCGATCATCGTAGATCGGCATGACGTCCTGATTAAGAACCTGCTCGATTCGTTTGAGTTTAGGCACAATCGTAAACTTCATGTACTGCTCTAAACCGGCATCAGCGTTAGCTTTGTTCACATTATCTGTGGTGAGTAATGACAGCGGTACACCAAACGCCGCGGCGATTTTCTCTTTAGTTAGAAAATGACCGTCTTTATAATTCACGTCTTTCGGTCGATTCCCTACCGTTGTAGGTTTGAATCCTCCGGTAAGCATCGCCCAGATACCCGCCTTTTTATAGCCCCGATGTATCTTGCCAAACTGCTCTCTAAACCGACTCATGTTCTGTTCGTTGAAATTCTGGTCAGTGGTAAGAAAAAACGGGATTACCGCTCCATTCTCTAACACCGAATTCTCGTAAGCGTCAAACCGATTGTTTAATGTTACGGGAAGAATCGACGCTTCCAGAGGCCCCATACCGTAAAACGGGTCTAAGGGATTGGGATACTTGAAATGGACCACTTCTTCGGTATCTAACTGCTCCAAATCAATATTGTTCTGGCCGTACAGATATTTTTCGATCCCAAACCGGATATTCTTCTTCAGGCTCACCAGATGGCTTTCTAGCGGCCATATCTCATACGGCACTCCTAACCCGTCCCGTTGTAGATACCAATAGGCGTTGCCCGTAAGCTCCAGGTTGATGACCATTAACTCGATCATTTCAAACCCGTTATTAAACTGGTTGACCTTGCGAATCAACTCCAGCCAGGGGTGTTGAATGATCTCCTCAACCTCCACACCACTCATCAGCGGACCTAAATGAGACTTGGTGTTTAAATAGGCATGTTGCTTGCGAGTGATCTTCCTGCTCTCCACCCCTTTGCGTACGCCATTTTTGGAAGCAACATATAACCTCAAAGGAACAGAAGCGACCGCGCTGGCGTTGCGAGACGCACAGGTATATACCCAGCCGGTGTAATTCGAGAGATACTCTTTATACTTTCTTGGCTGAGGATCAACAAGATTGAAGAAGTGTTGCGGTGGAAGCGATGCGCGAACCAAATCCTGAACCCTGCGTTGTAAAGCGGTTGCCTTTTCAACGTAGTCGTCGATGTTATAGGTTGGTTTGCGTTTCAATCCTAACATTGTTTTCCTTATACCCAAAAAAAAGAGGCTGCCGATCCATAATGGATACCGACAGCCTCATACAAAGCTGGTGTGTATGCACCTTCAAGCGGGAGCTACCCGCAGGTGCTAAGCTCTTTTTGGGTTTAGTCTATCTCATAACCTACTTTAATGTCTAAATATTTATTCTTAGCGATCCAGTACGCCTTTGTAAACCACCATGAGGTATTATCGCAATAAATAACGTGTGATTCCATTATCCACCATCATCTTCATCATCTTCATCATCTTCATCATCTTCATCATCGTCGTCTTTATAAATAAACCCCCGATTCGTCTCGAAGGTATAGTCGCAATCACAATCCTCATCCATTGAATGGTAGCAGGTCTTCCTAAAATAATACTCACTCATTCCCACTCCTCCCAGTCGTCCTCTGAATTGTCAGCAGCTATCATAACAGGCTCCTGGTCGGCCTTGTTGTCATCAAACCCTATTACTGTGGGCGACGCCTCACCGTAACTTATACCGTAACGTATAGCGTCCATAGCATGATCCCATATCTTTACCGGCTCGTCAAGTCCATTTCCCTTTGAATCTTCGCGCCATTTATAGCGGTTGTGTTCTTTCCTAATGTTTTCGCTGTCAGGATGATACCACACAGTTTTTGATTTGACAATATCAATTCCCCGACGCACTGAGTCCCCACCTTTGTAACATGGATGTACGTCGTAATTCGCCTGATATATCTCCTCGATGCGGTCAGGCTCAGCGCAATCAGCGATAATCAACCCCTCCCGGGCAACCAGTTCGGGCAGTCGCTCAATCAATTCTGAGTTAGTTATGTTACTCTCATAGAGTAGCTCTCTGAGATAAACCTCGGCATCTAAGTAGTTTATCTCTATTAGCGCCGTAGGATTATTATAACCAAAATCAAGGCCATAGCGAGTATCGTCAAATTTTCCAGGCCATTCATTACACGCCCTCCACCCTGAATATATAGTCCCTGTGAGGCTTGCCCACTCACCCAGCGCGTAAATCTTATGGTACGCCTCGTCTATATCCTTTAAGCGGTCGATTTGCCGCTTCTCTTCGTCACCCAGGAATGGATTATCGACATAAGTCGTATGACTCACCGCCATGTCATCGCCTGGCTTCTCAGTTAATTCCTTGAGAAAGCTCATTTCGTCCGATGGATTGAATGAGATATATAGCTGGTTGATCCCGTTTTCATTATGACCCCTACAGCGTAGATTTAGCTGTAAGAAGTCATTTTGACTGATCTCGGTAGCCTCCTCAATCCACACATAATTGATTGATTCAATGGACTTTAGCTTCTCCACGTCGTCCAGAGACACGAAGAATATGGTGTTTGACCCATGACTGATCGTTAAACTGGTCTTATTTTCTTTATACGGGAGCTTGAATTTCTTTAGCAGGTCGGTAATGAGCAACCAGCACGACTTTCTGAGGCTGGGAAGCGTTTTCCTGGCGATCAGGATGCGGATGTTCTTCTCTGAATAAAACTTCTCGATTAGCAAGAATATGCCGATCTGCCAACTCTTTGCGCTACCGGCTCCGCCGTACACCAAATTGATACGCTTCTTAGTCTCACACAAGAAATCGTAGGTTTTGTGAGCTACAGGGACTTTGATGTTGATTGAATCAGTGGTCATTATCCCCTTTCTTTTGGACCTTATATCGATTTGTATCCTCCCGCACGTCCAGTCCCAAATGATCAACCAAAGCGTTAAATTTATGCAGAACATCGAGATAGCCTTTTTTCCAGACGCCTACCTCTATCTCCAGGTTCCGAATTCGTTGGCTTACCGCATCTTTGTACTTGCTCATTACTCCCTCACGATAGTTATATGCACGTCTGGCAGTGGTTGGTTGCCCCCTACCGGCCCCTCGTCCCGGTCTAGTGCCTCTTTGACCTTACTCCATTCGCACTCAGCCAGACCGAGAGCGTACTT